GAAGCAATGGCCGACATGATGGCTGGTAAGTATATCAAGATTTACGGCAAAGAACATCCTGAAATCTTCCAATAAGAAAGAGAAAGAAAAAATATGGCAAATTATAATTCATTAAAAAATGCAGGCCTGCTAAAGCCAGTAGCTAACACTGACTTAGGTAGCCCAACCAACACTTATGGCAATTTGTATATGAGTGGTAATGTAAGTTTAAATGGTACTTTACTAAATTCAAGTAATGCTATTGCACCTAGAATAGCATCTATTGCTTATTTAGGTGATGATACAGCGGCAAATTCAGCAGGTGGCACAACTGTTACATTAACTGGTAGTGGCTTTATTGGTTCATCAGTTTATGTAGGTGGCACAATTGCAGGATCAGTATCTGTAGTAAGTTCAACTCAAATAACTTTTGTTGCACCAGTAAAAGCTGCAGGAAATTATTCTCTTAGCGTAGTAAATTCAGACGGAGCAACTGCAACGTTTGTGCCAGGAATACAATATTCAGGTGTTCCAAGTTGGTCTACTACTGCCGGTAGTTTAGCTACAGTATATGAAACCAGTACGATTGCTAATACATTCTCGGCTACTAGTGATAGCACAGTTACATACTCAGTAACATCTGGTTCACTACCTGCAGGTGGTTCATTAAATTCATCTACTGGTGCACTAACTGGTACAGCATCTTCGGTTGAATCTTCAACTATCTATAATTTCACAGTACGTGCAAGTGATGGTGAAAATCAAGACACCGATAGAAATTTCAGTTATACAATCAATCCAGATGTAGTAACTTGGTCATCACCTGCTGAAGGTGCAACATTGACTGGCACTCAAGACACTGCATTTAGTCAAGAATTGAGCGCAACTAGTGCCGCAGGAAAGACGATTTCTTATTCCGCAAATGCATTGCCGTCTGGATTAAGCATCAGTGGATCAAGTATTACCGGAACACCTACTGTAGGTTATTCTAGTTCATCACTAATAACTGCGACAGCCGCAACCACAAATAAAACTGCAACTAGGACATTTAATTGGAATATCCAAGCACCAACTTATACCATAACACCGGCATCTTCAAGTGTTAATGAAGGTTCAGCGTTGACATTTAATGTTGGTGGAACAAATATTACCAATGGAACATATTACTGGTCGATTAATAATATCTCAACTGCGGCTGGTGATTTTTCTGGCTCAGTAACTTCTGGTTCATTTACAATAACTTCTAATGTTGGTTCATTTACTGTAACAGCAACGGCTGATACAACAACTGAAGGAGAAGAAACATTTACGGTGTCAATAAGAACTGGTAGTACCAGTGGTACCATAGTTGCTACAAGTAGTACAGTAACAATTAATGATACTAGTTTGACTTATATTCCTCCTACTCAAAGAGCTATATTTGGATATGGGTCTACTGGTGATGGTGTCTCAATGACCAACCTAGTATCAGATACAGGCGTGGTTGCTACAGACACTACTGGTGTTGGTACAGGTAGAATGGAATTAGCGGCCGCAAGTTATGGTGGTGATAAAGCTATATTTGGATATGGTGGTAATAACTCTAGCTACAATCAATCAAGAACCAATCTAGTATCAAACACAGGTGTAGTTGCTACTGACACTACTGGTGTAGGTACTGCTAGACGGGCATTAGCAGCCGCAGGTTATGGTGGTAATAAAGCTATCTTTGGTTATGGAGCTAGTGTATCAGTAACCGCAATCACCAACAAAGTATCAAGCACAGGTGTAGTTGCAACTGATACAGCTGGTGTAGGTACTGCTAGACAATATCTTGCAGCCGCGGGTTATGGTGGTGATAAAGCTATCTTTGGATATGGGTGGGATGGTACTCATTATTCAATGACCAACCTAGTAACTAACACTGGCGTAGTTGGTAATGATGTTACCGGTGTTGGTACTGTCCGTAAAGCGCACGGTGCCGCAGGATATGGGGGTGATAAGGCTATATTTGGATTCGGCCAGACACCTGGAGGCGGCGATTACGTCTACGCAACCAATCTAGTATCAAATACAGGTGTAGTAGCTTCTGATGTTACATTTGTATATTATACAGGTCCCGGACAAACTCGGACTGCGAGGGGCAATTACGCAGCCGCAAGTTACGGTGGTGATAAAGCTATCTTTGGTTATGGCTTTAATACTTCAGTAACCAACCTAATATCAAACACCGGTGTTTTGGGTATTGACAGAACTGGTGTTGGTACTGCTAGATTTGGATTAGCAGCCGCAGGTTATTCATCAACTTAACAATTTTAATATACTTTGGAATTGCCTTAACGGGATGAATAGGTAATTTGATAAATACTGTATGGCACTAGGAAAAAAATCATGGCAAATTATAATTCATTAAAAAACGCGGGAATAGCAAAACCTACAGGCAACATAAGTTTGGGTTCGGATTCTAGTAGATACACGGATATCTTTCTGAGCGGTAATGTTAACATTGGTAGTACAAGTTTAACAAGTACCAATGCTGTTGCTCCCAGAGTAACTGTTATCACTTATCCGGGAAATGACACTGCGGCAAATCCTGCAGGCGGGCAAACTATTATACTAAATGGTAGTGGATTTCAATCGGGTGCAACTGTTTTAGTTTCGGGGACGATTGTAGATGTAGTATCATTTGTGAGTAATATACAATTAACATTTGTTAGTCCTGCAATGGATGCAGGTAGTTATGTGTTATATGTAATCAATCCAGACGGGGGTACGGCTACTAGTATCCCGGGTATTCAATATAGTGGAGTTCCTACATGGACTACTACTGCAGGAAGTTTAGGTTCATCGATGGAGTCAAGTGCTGTAACGTATACGATTACGGCTACTGGAGATGCCCCTGTAACATATAGTGTGTTTTCAGGAAGTTTACCTGCTGGACTTAGTTTAAATTCAAGTACTGGGGTAATTTCAGGCACTACGCCTGCGGTAGAATCCGATACTACATATAATTTTACAATACGTGCAACTGACGCACAGAATCAAGATACAGATCGTGCGTTTAGTTTAACTATTTTAGCAGTAACTTATACCATAACACCGGCATCTTCAAGTGTTAATGAGGGTTCAACATTGACATTTAATGTTGGTGGAACAGGTATTACCAATGGAACATATTATTATACTATTAATAATACTACAACTGCGGCAGCTGATTTTTCTGGCTCAGTAACTTCTGGTTCATTTACAATAACTTCTAATGTTGGTTCATTTACAGTAACACCAACGGCTGATGTAACAACAGAAGGTGCAGAAACATTTACGGTGTCATTACGAACCGGTAGTGTTAGTGGTACCATAGTTGCTACAAGTAGTACTGTAACAATTAATGATACAAGTACAGCTCCTACTATTACTCCAGCATCTTCAAGTGTTAACGAAGGTTCAGCATTGACATTTAATGTATATCGTCCTGGTATAAACTATGCAGTAGACTATTGGGTAATTAATCATATTACAACTACAGATGCTGATTTTTCTGCTAGTAGCGGCGAAGTTACGATTAATAGTGCTTATGGATCATTTACTGTAACACCAACGGCCGATTCTTTAACTGAAGGACCTCAAACATTTACAGTGTCATTAAGAGACGGACCTCCTGGTGTTGGTGGATGGGGTACCGTAATTGCAACAAGTAGTACTGTAACGATTAATGATACTAGTACGACTCCTCCTCCTTCTCAGAGAGCTATATTTGGTTATGGATACAATGATTTTGGGGGCGTACAGAGTGCAGTTACTAACAAAGTTTCCAACACTGGTGTGGTGGCAACAGATACAACAGGTGTAGGTACTGCTAGACGAAATCTTGCGGCCGCTGGTTACGGAACAGATAAAGCCATTTTTGGATATGGCTCAACACTGTTCACACCTGAGCTGTCCGTATCAGTCACAAATCTTGTTTCCAATACAGGTGTAGTAGCTAGTGATACTACAGGTGTTGGTACCGCTAGATGGGTATTAGCAGCCGCAGGTTATGGCACAGATAAAGCAATATTTGGATATGGTACTACTGTTTCCTATAGTAATACAGCCCTTACTAACCTAGTATCCAATACTGGCGTGGTAGCTACAGATACCGCTGGTGTCGGCACAGCTAGAAGCGGACCAGCGGCCGCAGGGTATGGAACTGATAAAGCTATATTTGGATATGGATCTAGTAGTAGCTCATTATCAATAACCAATCTAGTATCAAACGCAGGTGTAGTTGCTAATGATACTGCGGGTGTTGGTACAGCAAGATCGGCTCTAGCGGCTGCTGGCTATGGAGGTGATAAAGCTATCTTTGGATATGGTTACAGTACCGCACACACCACACTAACCAACAAAGTTTCCAACACAGGTGTAGTTGCAACTGATACTACAGGTGTTGGTACTGCTAGATCCAATCTAGCAGCCGCAGGATATGGAGGTGATAAAGCTATCTTTGGATATGGTGCAAATAATAATTCATCTCAAACTATTTCCAACCTTGTTTCTAACACAGGTGTAGTTGCAACAGATACGTCAATCGCTGGTACTTCAAGAACTGCCTTGGCTGCCGCTGGTTATTCAACAACATAAACACATTTACTATAAAGGAAACAAAATGACAGACTTAGAAAACAGGCCTGCTCCAACACAAGAAGAAATTGCACAAGCAAGAGAAAATGCAATAAATGCAGAACGACCAGCATCATGGACATGGAACGAAGAACTAGTATCATATGTTGCACCCGTAGCTATTCCAACCGATGGTTATCCATACTTGTGGGATGAAGCTACAACTAATTGGGTACCGTTTCCAGATTTTCCAAGAGGTTAAATAAAAAATTTAGATACACAAAAAAGCTATTAAATATCTCTATAAACAACTTATAGAGAGAAAAAATGGCTTCAAATCTAAATTCAGAATTCAACTACCGATATCAAGTTATCGGTTCAACACCCTGGGAAAAAATTAAAACACTTCAAGGCTTCTTGGTTGGTAGAAAACGTGCGGCTGTACTAGAGGAATGTGCTGAACTTAAATATCGAGCTAAACTTGAAGAACTTAATCATCTAAGAGAAGTTCCAGCACTACCACATATCATTCTAAATTTACGTGCTGAAATTCTAGAATTAGAATCACACTTAGACGACCAAAAACATGCATTTGAATTGAATCGTAAAGAGATTAAAATATTAGAAAAGTATATGGCAGAACTTTATATGGAAGTCGAACCATCAAGACTTAAACATCCAAACGGTACACCATACACTGATGACGAAATGTTTGAAGCTAATGCAAACTATGAATTCACGGTGACGATTGGTAGAGAGATTCAAGCAGAAATTATTGCTTTGGGAAGACCTAGTCCAGCTAAACTATTAAATGCAATGAGTAATCCACAGACATTAGAATCATTGATGCAAATTGGTCTTGTACCACAAGGTACTGTGTTACTAGAGCAGAAAGATATTATGTTACAATTAACTAATCAGCCAACTGCTACAATGGAACCACCAAAAGAATTAGGTACATCTGTTCCTAAAAAGAAAACAAAGAAAAAATAATAGTATAATTCTTACTAATTTAACCTTTCTTACGCAAACTGTTTGACTTTTCTGCAAAAGCTGTTATAATAAGTACTTCTCAGGAGATTTATTATGACAGCAAAAATGTTCAGTGGTGACCAAAAGATCAAACTTACCCAATTAGTTAATGAAGGTATGGCAGTGATGCACGAAATTGATACACTCAATGGCGGGCTAACCGATACTATCAAAGCAATTGCAGAAGAACTCGAAGTCAAACCAAGCACACTCAAAAAAGCGATTCGTATCGCACACAAAGCAAGTTTAGGTCAAACTAACAAAGACCACGAAGAACTCAACACTATCCTCGAAACAGTTGGCAAGACTCTTTAAATGGTGTTACCTCTGATAAATAATATAGGGCGAACGGGAGTAATTACCTTTCTGTGCCGAATCACAGATAGCCCATCTATTACTATTCGGAGTATCACAATGAGTTCAAGAAAACACAGGTTAGTTTGGGCGGCCGCCAACGGTTCTATACCAAAAGATGAGAACGGAAGATCGTATGAAATACATCACCTTGATGGAAATCATAACAATAACGATATTTCTAATCTTAAATTAGTCACTATACAGGAACATTACAACATTCATCTTTTACAAGAAGATTGGAATGCGTGTAAATTGATAGCACTGCGGATGAATATAGATCCAAAAGAAATTTCACGATTAAGTTCATTGGGAGCTAAACAGCGTATAGAAAATGGTACGCATCATTTTCTAAAAGGTGGACCTAGGGAAGATTTAATAGGAGATAAAAATCCAATGAGGAATCCCGAAGTAGCCAAAAAAGTAAGTGATAAAGTTAAAGGCAAACCAAAAACTCGAACAGAAAAGAGAATTCAATCTGACTTAAATCGTATAGGGATAAAATTAAATTATACTGAAGACGGGCTAAAACGGCAGCAAGAAAATGGAAGAAAGAAATTTACATTGAATAACCCATCAAAAATAAAAGTAACTTGTGAGCATTGTAATAAAGTTGTAGACAAAGGCAATTTTACGCGGTGGCATGGCAATAATTGTAGGAGTAAAGAATAATGTCCTATGTGGATGCAATACATTCACGTGATGAAGACCGTATCTATGTCATAGAACGTGATATAAACGGCAAACGCCAATACGTAGAACACCCTGCTAATTATGTTCTTTACTACAGTGATCCTAAGGGTAAATTCCGTAGCATATACGGCGACCCAGTAGGTAGATTCACTACACGTAAACGTGCAGACTTTGAAAAAGAAAGACGTATCCTTTCAAATAAGAAATTGTTTGAATCTGATGTACCTGTAGTCTTTCGTTGTTTAAGCGAACACTATCTTAAAGCAGACGCACCTAAACTTCACACTTGCTTCTTTGACATTGAAGTAGACTTTGATCCTGAGAAGGGTTTCAGTCCTACTAGTGATCCATTCAATCCTGTAACTGCTATCAGTTGTTACTTAGATTGGTTAGATCAACTTGTTACTATGGTCATTGCACCTAAACACATGAGTGAAGAAACGGCACAAGAGATTGTAAGTCAATTTGATAACTGTTTACTTTTCAAAAACGAGAAGGAAATGTTTGATGTGTTCTTTCAATTGATTGAAGATGCAGATGTACTGACTGGCTGGAACTCAGAGGGCTATGATATTCCCTACATGGTCAATCGTGTTACACGTGTGATGAGCAAAGATGACACACGCAAGTTTTGCTTGTTGGGTCAACTTCCCAAGCCTAGAGAATACGAACGTTTTGGTAAGAAAGAAACAACTTACGATTTAGTAGGTCGTATTCACATGGACTATTTGCAACTCTACAAGAAGTATAACTATGAATCACGACATTCATATAAGTTAGATGCTATTGGTGAGATGGAAGTAGGGGAAAACAAAACACAATATGAAGGTACTCTTGACCAATTGTATAACAAAGACTTTAAAAAGTTTATTGAATACAACAGACAAGATACTATGTTGGTGTTTAAGATTCACAAAAAACTTAAGTTCCTAGAACTAGCTAATCAATTAGCACATGAAAACACTGTACTGCTTCCAACAGTTATGGGTTCAGTGGCAATGATTGAGATGGCAATTTTTAACGAAGCACACGAACGTGGCTTAGTAGTACCCGATAAAAAGAAAAGGAATGAAAATGCAGATGAAATACAGCCGGCAGCAGGTGCCTTTGTTGCTACGCCGAAACGAGGAATGCACGAATGGGTCGGTGCAGTCGATATCAACTCGCTCTACCCCTCGGTTATTCGTGCCCTTAACATGGCAGGCGAAACCATCGTTGCTCAAATCAGACAAACAATCACAGACCAGTACATGAAAGATAAGGGCCTTCGTTTAGCTAGTGAAAAGAAACGCTACAAAGAAGGTGATGATGATGTGACTGGTGCTATTCTATGGGAAAACTTGTTTGGTGCACTAGAGTACTCAGCAATTATGAACCAAGAACGTGGAACTATTCTTACTGTAGACTATGAAGATGGTCGAAGTGTAGAAATGTCTGCGGCAGAGATATGGAAACTAATCTTTGATAGCAATAAGCCTTGGATGCTTTCTGCAAATGGTACAGTCTTTACTTACGAAAAAGAAGGTGTTGTTCCTGGTTTACTAACTCGCTGGTACAGTGATCGTAAAGAGATGCAGAAAAAGTTGAAAGAGTCAACTACACCAGAAGACAGAGACTATTGGGATAAACGTCAACTAGTTCGTAAGATTTTATTGAACTCTGCTTATGGCGCACTATTAAACGAGCATTGTCGATTCTACGATAAGCGTATTGGTCAAAGTGTTACGCTATCTGGTCGACAAATTGTAAAACACATGATGAGTAACATCAACGAATCCGTTGAAGGTGTGTATTCACATGAAGGTAATGCAATTGTATATGGTGATACTGATAGTTGTTACTTTACTGCTTATCCTACACTCAAACCACAGATTGATAAAGGTGAGTTAGTATGGGATAAAGAACTTTGCATTGGACTGTATGATGGTATCGCAGACCAAGCAAACGAAAGTTTCCCATCATTCATGGAGAAAGCATTTCATGCGCCTCGCAAGAACGGGGAAATTATCAAAGCCGGTCGTGAATTGATTGGTGATCGTGCTCTCTTTATGGTTAAGAAACGTTATGCCATCAACATCTTTGACAAAGAAGGTAAGCGTAAAGATAAAGATGGTCAAGGTGGCGATATCAAAGCTATGGGTCTTGATTTAAAACGTGCTGATACACCTAAGTATGTGCAAGAATTCTTAATGAACATACTACAACTGGTTCTTCAACAGGGTAAAGGTCGTGAGGATGTGATTGAGGCTATCAAAAACTTCAAACGTATCCTATCAGCACAAGATAGTTGGACAAAAGGTTCGCCTAAAGGTGTTAATAAATTGACATACTACGGTGACTTAGAAGCTAACAGTAAAAAAGGTCGTGAGAACATGCCCGGTCACGTTCGTGCGGCACTAAACTATAACTATTTGCGCAGGGTTCACGGAGATCAATACAGTCAAAAGATTGTAGATGGTATGAAGATTGTCGTTTGTAAGTTGAAACCTAATCCGTTGAACTTTACAAGCATTGCTTATCCGGTTGATGAACTTAGACTACCGCAATGGTTCACTGAATTGCCATTTGACGATGCGGCAATGGAACAAACATTAGTTGACGAAAAGATTGACAACTTATTGGGCGTTCTTAATTGGGACATTCGTTCCAACACAGATGTTAAATCTACATTTGACGATTTGTTCAGTTTCGGTTAAATTCGATTTGACTTTCGTAATATAAACCACTACAATACACAATAATTCTTCTTAAATATTCTAAAGGAAAAACATGAAAGATACACTACAAAACATTATCCAGTATACTGCTGGTCTAGGTAATATTGATTTGATTAAAATCACAGGTACAGATACAGAAACTCAAATCGCTGCCATCGCAGAAGATAAGAGCGTTGTCATTACTGGTACATTGGCTAATCCTCATCCCGAATTCATCGGTGTGTTCGGTATGCCTAACTTAGTTAAACTAAAAACTATTCTGGGCTTTGATGAGTATGACGCTACTTCAATTATCACACTTACACGCAAAGACCGTGATGGTGTTTCTACTCCAGATACAATTCACTTTGCAACAAAAGCAGGCGACTTTGTGAATGACTATCGTTTGATGGCTAAGTCTATCATTGAAGAAAAAGTTAAGAGCTTTGTCTTTAAAGGTGCTGGTTGGAATGTTGAATTCGAACCCAGCGTTGCTAGTATCTTACGTTTGAAGAAACAAAGTCAGGCTAACAGTGAAGAAAACACATTCGTTACTAAGACTGAGAACGGTGATCTAAAGATTTACTTTGGTGATATCAGTACACACAGTGGTAACTTTGTATTTCATGCAGGTGTCACTGGTGTATTAACAAAGTCATTTCAATGGCCTGTTACAGTAGTTTCTAATATTCTTAGCTTACCCGGTGATAAGATTTTTAAAATCAGTGACCAAGGTGCCGCTGAGATTGTAGTTAATAGTGGCATGGCAACATATCGTTACTTACTACCTGCACAAACAAAATAATGGAACAAGTAAATCTATCAGCGAGTCATAATCCCGATTGGGCATTGTTCTTACCCGCAGTCAGTAGTTTTTATATCTCTGGCTTGGGTAAGCAACGTAAAGGTGAACAGTACTTTGACCAAGCACGTATCCCTGCACAATTCAACGGTGATGTTGAGAAGCTAAACTTTCTTAATAGCAAAGAAGGTCTCTACTATTACAAATGGGGTTTGTACAGTGCTGGCCATGCTAACTTAGATACAACTATAAACGATCCCAGTGAAAGTATCATTAGAGA